ACATGTTTATGGGCTTTAGTCAAGTTATTTGACGGTTTTTGTATAAAATTTTCAGAACCCATAAATAGTTGATATTCTTGCCATTTTGAGATATCATAGTACCAGTCAAGCTCTTCTTTGTGAGCATTCGTCTCGTTAATTTTTTGAAAGACTGTATCGAAGTCAAATTGGCGTGCTGACCACCTTTCATTAAGTGGCAATTTTTTTTGGGGGTATTTTTCTTCGGGGCCTGGGTTAATAAACTCACGAGTGGTAGTTTTGTTGATATGTCTGCGACACTGTATGTAGTCTTCTCCAAACATTGTAAAGGCAAGCGGTACATTATCTTTAACAGTTTTGCCATTATGCGTTAAAAAAAAGTTATTTTCAAAATCTGAAATTTTGGGCCGCAAATTTCTTAGCGAATATACATTATAGGCACTCATTGGAAATGTCACAAAATACTTGTGTGGAATCACCCAGTGGGAGATAATGTTTGCTACCCTCCACGCTGAATTTACGCCATGCAAAGCTGACCACCCGTAGGAGTCTCGCCGGTCTCGGTCTTTGGGATGAACTGGCACGTAGTATATAGGTATTTCCTTGCGCTGTTCACTCGGAAAGATAGCATGTTTTCGCGAATAATATACAGGGTCATAGGCCCACTCTCCTATCACTTTTTTTATGATGGGCGCAAGGTCATCATTGGCGACAATCCAAATGGTTTGACAGCCTGCGATAGCGCACTCAAAGACTGCTTTTTGAATGGCCGTAAAGCCAGGATCTACTGGGAGTAGGCACTCTGGTGTGGTCAAATCAAAATCTGTATGTAAATTGGCTAGTGGTATAATACCGGCAAGATGTATGTGTCTCCCATCACTCATAAGTTTTCTAAAAGTCTATGATATCCCATACAAGCCGATGATAAATCTTTGAGTAGATCTTCTTCTTTAATCTCCGGAGTTTCGATAGTCTCGACGGATGACTGTGGGCGCGCCAGTTCCTTGCGTCTCTCGCGGCCAATGATAGTCGTTCTAAATTTGTAATATTTTGGCACCCCCGTAGGCGAATAACCATTAAACAACCCCTTCATTCCTCGGCTTTCCATTTCAGCTACCATCTTAAATCTCGCCATGGTTTGCGAGTAGTCAAAATCTAATAACTCTGTTTCTGTTAGCCTGGAAACAAGACAAGCATCCTTGACAGGAGAAGCCCCATCAATGCGATCTGTAGGGTAAAACCAGATTTGCTTAACGAATTCATCCGCTGTCTCAATGAAATCGATTTCATGTTTCCCTCCTCGATTGAATGCTATCCAATCATAACACATATATGTGGGGTTGGCAACTATTTTTTCTTCAGTGAGGCCAGTGCAATTGTCATCACCAAAATAATAAGCTTTTTCAAATTTGATCTCAGCTATTTTTGAATACTCGTTGGAACACACTAAAGTTTCTCCCGTGTATCTCATGCTTTCACACAGATCGCTTAACGGCATTTGTCCTTCGAGCGACAGAAGAAACAAGAGCCTTTCCCAAAGTAATTCTTTAGCAGTTCCAACGTTAATGTTTTGATTGTGCGTGACGAGAGAGCGAGAAACATTCTCCAAACGCACACACGAAAGATCCCACGAGGGCTCTAAATAATCAAATCTAAAAGGTCGACGTGGTACTGTGAAAAAAATGGGCAATTTGTTATGGAAGGCATACAAAACAGCCGTTAAATTGCTACCAATTACTACGTCGCCGTATTCAAGAATCATCCTCGCAGACTTCGCTGGCGCTGCTGTATCCACTCTCTTCCTCTTCTTCTACTTCTTGTAAAAGGGCCTTAATATCTAAATTGGCACAGTCTCTTTTGGTTTTGCTCACATGATAGTGGCTAATAAATCCGGAGAAGGAACCATACTTTACATCCTGCTCATAATTGGTAGACGTATTGCCAAATTGTGTGAGGGGTGCTTCATAGGGAATGTCTAGGCCCTCGTGGATTGCTTTCCAAAGTGCCTTTAAGGCTCTAATTTGAACCGGATAAAAATCTAGGTAGGGATCTATATCCTCGCCGTGAACACGAGAATTTTCTACGAGTGCTCTTTCGCCATATCCATTTTTAACATACCAGTCTTGGTACTTGAGATAATAAGCGTTGCTAATCTCCACTCCCACAGAGGCGCGATTAACTCGGGTGCTTCCCGCGTGCCAACATCCATGTTGCATATCAATAGTTTGATAAATGGTTCCATCATTATCAATTAAGAAATGGACTGAGATCCCTTTCTTGTCGAGCACTTGCTGACAGGAGTTAGAACTTAGGCAAACATCCCAATGGTTTACAAACAGGCGTATTTTGCGTGAGGGTCGGCCTGTATAGTCATAGTAGGTGCCGGCTTTAGATTTTTGACCGCCGCTCTCAGACCACAACACAACTTTGTCCCACTTAATTGGAATAAAGTTTCCGTTATAGACGATGTAATTAGAATACGCAGGCGTGCTAGGTTTATGCTCATCTATCTCGGCTTGTCTTTCAGTCCAAACCCTACGAAATGTCATTGGGCCGACCAAGCCATCAGGCGAAAGTCCGCGTTCGCGCTGCCATTTCTTAATGGCGCGTACTAGCTGGTCGTCAAAATATTTCTCTCCAAACCAAGTTGGATCCCATCCCAAATTCGCCCCGGATGATTGGTTATAAAAGTTCTTATCAATGGGCATAGCATTTTATTTTCCTGTTACTCCGACAATATTCCTACAATATAATTATCTAGCACTAGGTTAATTGTCTCATTTTTCACATTAATTTCCTCAATCATCGACTTGTCAACGATGATTTCTGTGCCTACATTGAGTTCCTCTTTAAATCTTACATCTTGTGCCCAACTCACGACCTTAACAACTACATGCTTTTCTTCCGTAGGTTTAAAATCCTCGGGAAGAACGATTCCGCTTGCGGTGGTGGGGCCCGGCGGGGGCGGTACTACTATTTGTAGATGCCTATTTACAGGCTTCAGCATTGGTCACCTCTTTATTGATTACTCTTTCATGAGTACTGAATTCTTTTCTCGTTAAAAAAGCTTCTTCGCGTGCATTGCATTTTTTACAACGCATTGAAACGTTGATGTTTTCGCAAATCATTGCTTCTATTCTGCCTGTGGGTACCCAGTAGCATTCCTTCTGGTTTCCTTTACAGGCTATCTTTATTCTTCTCTCTGCAAGAAGATGATTAAAGTTCATAGTTTCTCCTATAATGTACATGTATCGTTAGTGCAGAATTTTGTTCCCGCACCACCCTCGGATTCATCTATTCTGGCGAGGGGGGTAATCTTAGCAAACATTTTTTCATAGGTGTCTTTTGTAATAGACTCATAGGGAGCCTGCTCATAGCCTGTCTCTTGATACTTCAAGAAAGAAACAGCTTTTAATCTGGTCTCATACATTTCTAGCGCATTCTTAAGTTGGTGTGATTCGTCTTCTTTAAATGTCACAGTAATTGAAACTGAATTGTCTGCCCAATAATATTGATATTGAGCAGCAATCTCAAGCTGTTCCCATATGCTTACGTCGCACTTACTCTTCGTAAAATATGGCTCGTGGACTGGAAACTCCACTACCATTGTGCGTGGGGAATATTTATCCTTCTCAATATTATATCCGGAGTTCTTGAGCCTGTCAAGGATTTTTGAATCCTGGGAGAATCTAATGCGTCTAATGTAGTATTCGTCTTCCGGAAAATGAATACCGGGAGTGGAACCATTCAATAAAGAAACGGTGCCAGACGGCTTGATCGATGTCGTCCGGACAGATTTTGGAATGCATAGCCAGTTTGAATACTCTTCATCTAATTCTTTGACATAATTATAAGCTTTGTCACACCACTCATACATTTCGCGGCGTCCATGCTTGTTAAATGCTTGGACCACTCCCGATTGGGACAGTCCAATGCGCCTGTTCTTGAGCATCTTGGCGTTAGTCTCTGGCCAGTGCGTGTTAGAGAGTGTGATGGTCTTGCCGTATAAATATGCAATCTTTAATGTCTTAAGGTAGTCTTCTAGATCGTCGTGCTTAGCTGGGAATGTTTCAACCAGACAGCAAAGCTCTGCATCTTCAAGCTGTTGTTCTACGCACGGGTTAAAGCCGGCAACGTTAATGTCGTCTAGTCGGATCCCATCCTTAAAGCGGCCTCGGGTGCGCGCATTCTCTAGCCAGATGTATCCGGGCTCTCCGTTAGCTTGACTTTGTGCAGCGTGCCATGTGTAATCCATACCCACTACTGCATTGAAAGAGTTGTTGGACCCCCATCGATGATGATAAAGCTTTTCGTCATCGTTTTTCATTTCCAGATAATATCGATCATCATAGTTGCCAATGGCTAACGCGGCTGACCGACGAACATTACCAGCTACCACGCAGCGGCCAATGAGGTTTTCTGTATCTACTATATCAACTGACGAAACTGGTTCACCCGGCTTGCTTCCATAAAGCTTTACTAGGTTTTCATGAAGTTCTTTGAGGGGGCCATGGCCACTAGAGGTTCCACCAAATCCATGGATAAGGGCGCCTTCGGGACGGATGGCAGAATAATCAAACTTGGGAACCTTTCCTCCAAAGAAAAATCCATCCAACAACAGATGGACAGAATCTACCCAGCCCTCGCGGGAGTCGTCAATGACCAGTGTATCATTTGTATATTGTGGTTCTTGAACGGTCAGCGTGTTGGCTCCTTCAGTATCAAATCCTACGCCAATCCCCAGCATCAAAGCATCCATCATCCACGCAAAAAGATATCCCCCCTTGCTGGAGAGATCTCTTGTGGAGCGGAACGCGCAATTAAAAAGTCCTGCGGCGGTGCGCTCTTCTACAAACTTGGTACCCATCATCCAGAGGCCGCGACCAGGAGGCGTCCACTTCAGATTAAACAGCCGGTCATAAGCTTCTTTGGCAGTCTTTTGTGCCTTTGCATCATTCCATTCAAGACTAAGCAAAAAGACATGTTGCTTTTGCATGTTAAACATCCCTTCAATCACACGCTTGCAGGTTTGCCACCATTCTTCTGATCCACTGGCATCTGGATCGAATTCGCTAAGCCTACGAGAGTAGGTGCGTTTGAATGTGACGTATCCTAGTGGACCCCATGGTACTTCTTTAGTTTTATAGGGCTCCAAAAAGGTGTCTGATAGTCGGAATCTCCGGATGTTTTCTATGGTTCTCATTTGTTTTTATTTCCTTTTTAATCTTGAATATTTTTCTCGTAATAATTTCTGCTGTTCTTTGGAACTTAGCGTAAGCGGGGCTGTTACAACAGAATTAACTGTGGTGGGCATCGATGCTTTTGGAAGAATCTTAATCTGTACATTGGATGTATCCATAAAGATAGGATACACCATCCCATCCGGCCCATTTCTATTCTTTGCAATAAACAGCTTTCCCTGATTATTTTGTTTGTCTTCGATTGTTCGAGAAATCGAAAAGATAAAGTCTGCTACGAAACACTTGTTAAATGCTTCTGAGATCTGCTCCATTGTAATAACTTCTGCGCTTAATCCAGAGCGATTTGTTTGCGATGCTGTCCATATGGGACACTTGAATTCCGAAGCGAGCGCGCGTAGCTCTTCGTAAATAGACTCAAGCTCGTTTCTCTTCTCTTTTCTTGCGATAACCGGTTTTAAAAGATCGGCATAATCAATAATAATCATACCGGGAGTAATGCCCCGCTTGAGCAAGCGCGCAAGATGGGAGCGAATTGTGTTGGTGCTGGCTGACTTGGTGGGATACTCTTTAACAATCAAAGAGCCATCAAGCTCTTTAATCTCTTCATAGATTTCGTCTTTAAAGCTACGAATATCTGAAAGTGGGTAGCCAGTAATACAACTATCGTAACGTATTCCAATAACGGTATCTTGCAATTCAAGTGTGTAATGTACAACCGTCTTGCCCTCTAAGATCCCTTGGGCGCCAAGATGCACTAACGCCATTGACTTTCCTGCGCCTGTGGGTGCAATAACAACGCCTAATTCACTTTTGCCGAGGCCCCCGCCAGTAATTGTGTCTATTTCTTTCCACCCTGTGGTCATAGGATTTCGATGCTTGGGCTTAAACCTCTCTTCAAAATCAGCAAAATAGTCATAGCCGAAATTGTTTTCGGATCCAAGTTTAAGAGCATCATTAATAACTGTAGAGATTTCATCGAACGAGCAATTTTGTAGCAGCCCTACAGATTTCATCATGGCTTCTTTAAGGTTTTGCTTGCGGCAAAAATCCAGAGAGGTTTCCTTAATGTATAATATGTCGGACATTTCACGCGTATGAATTCTAGCGAAATAATCGCGTACTTGATTTTGTGTAACCTCATCCTCATTATCCATTTCGGTTCTAAGAATTGTAATCATTGCCTCGACAGAAGGATGGGTGCCGTATCTATTTCGATAGTTAATAACTTTGGTAACAAAGACGCGTAAATATTCAAGTTCTAAAAATTCTGTGTCGAGGACTTCGGTAATCTGATCCGCGAACGGTCTGTCCTCAAAAATAAGTTGTACTAGTCCCTCTTGGAAGGCTTTTCCGTACCTTCCAAAATTCACATTTTCAGTGAGCATCTATTCCCTCTCGATGTTGTATTATATATATAACAAACCTCCCCATAAAGTCAATCTAAAATTTAAAATAATTCTTTTGTGTTGTCAAGACATTCCCTGGTGATCTTATTTAAGTTCTCTTTAAGATCCTCCCAGTTTAATTCACCAAATCCATCTGCGCGCATCATACCAATGAGTTCGGTTTTATTAAATTCGCACTCAAAGTTTTCTATCGATTCTTCAACATGCTGTTTAGATTGAAACGACATTTGTGGAGCATATAATTGCATCATCTTATAGTTGTGCGCGATTAACTTTTGGTTGTCGGCAACGTTCGAGAAAAACTTTAAGTTACTATCAGCATCTTTGCAAAATTCTACAACTTCATCAATCGTATACGACTTCTCTTCACTAAGAAAATCAAGGCGTTTCTGAATTGTTTTAAACCCGGCACCCTTAACACCAGGAAGGTTGTCGGAAGCGTCTCCAATGATCGCTCTGGCGAGTGCCATATTGGTTGGGTGTACTCCTGTCTGCTCAATGATGCGCTTTTGGTTTAGCAACTCGTTTTTAGTAGGCCGAAGCAGTACAGTTTCCTCGTTGCAAACCTGCATAAAATCTTTGTCATTAGAAATGATAATTTTTTGCCATCCTTTATAATAATCCATCTGCGTAATATATGCAATCACATCGTCAGCTTCAATTTCCGGAATCATAAACTGAATGATGGGCATGTTATTCATATATTCAATAACACGACTTTGTTGCCACATCTTGTTCTGCAACTCTTCGTCATCAGTAAGGTTGTGATACGCTCGATTTAATCTAATCGGCTTCCTACCCTCTTTATAGTTTTTGTCTATGCTCTTTCGCTTTCTAGAGCCGTTAGGACCGTCCCATACCACTACGATCTGATCCGGTTTCGTCTCTCGGACGTGTCGCTGAAGGATTTTGATAAACCCTTTCAGGCCGCCGATGGGATCTCCATTAGAGGAAATCGAGGGGTCTACGATATACGCCCTCAAATATGCGTTTAACGCATCTACAATTAATACTCGTTTCATTTAAAAAGCCCTACCTGTTATATACAATATAACATGGCAGGGCTTAAATGTCAAGCAGTTTTTAGCGATATCTGCGGGCTGGTGGGTGTGGTCTGCCGCGGCCTTGGATGTATCTAACATGCGTATGCGGCTGTCGTGACAACATCTGGCGAGGCACCGTTCGCAAATCCCAATACCCGTGTACCCACACACCACGCGGAGTTCGGTGTCCCCTTACCCAGACCCATGCACGGACATTGACACTAACATTGTGCGTGTGGGGATGGGGGGTGTGACGCACGACTGGTGGTGCGGGTGGTCGCTGACTCGGTGGAGGGGTGTGTGCGTGAACTGTGCAGCCACTCCCAATTAAAGCTATAAAAGCTATAGTGAATTTATTCATTTTGTTTTCCTTTCTCTGCTGGTGCGGCTAATTCGTCCGGATCTTCATAAAAATCTTCTGCGCTTCCATCCCGACGATCAAATCTTTGAATAACCTCTTCATCCATTAGACGTATGACGTGCTCTCTAAATTCATTATCGGTTTTAATAATCTCGGTCCACTTTGAAGGCTGGAATTTCTTGGAGTATCCGTCTGCAGTTTCTAATGTATACCACGCACCCTTGGAAGTGAGACACTCGGATGTTTTAATAGCATCAAACCAACTCTCTTCGTCTCGGATACCAACTTCGTCAGTGCCCCACATAATACGGAAAGCACAATTTCTTCCTTGAGTTCCAAACCTAGACTTCTCCAGTCTAATCTTGACTTCGGATCCGATACGGAAACCTTTATCATCCATCACAAACGCACTCTTAGCCTTGCGTCCGGTTAGCCAGATACGCAAAGAATAAGAATAGTGCATAGCTTTTCCGCCCGGTGTCATATAGGGCGTAGTCATCGCTGTGATATGCGCCATAGGGCCGCTAGTAATGTTGGTCTTAAGCTGGTTAAGAACCAAGAAGGTTGCTTGCTTGTCTGCAATCGGGAGAGTAAGCTTTGACATTCCCTTCGCAAGGATGCGCGCCTTCATTGCCATCGAGGATTGAGGATTAAAGTCGCCCTCAACATCTGATACCGATGGAGTGAATGCTAGAGAGTCCCAAATCAACAACAGCTTTTCATCCGTTGCTGCCAGAAGTTCTTCAATCGTCTCCAATACAAACTCGACAGACGATGCCTGAACGTACATTAACCGCTCTAGGTCGCATCCTGCTGCCTCCAAAAAAGCAGGGTCGATGGCTGACTCGGAATCAAAATACACCACCAGCTTATCCTGTTTTTGGGCGTTCGCTGCAATCTGTGCAGCCATGTAAGATTTGCCTGTGGAGGTGAGTCCTGCAATCTCTGTGACCTTACCAACAGGAATGCCTGCGTACTGTCCTTTACAGATAATACTATCCAGCCAGCGGGAGCCTGTGGGTATCCACTCTTTGACTTCCGTAGGATTGTCTCCTGTCAGGTCGTGGGCCACGTTGCGGCCCGCTTTTTTATTTACCAAGGTCATGAGATCTTGCATAGATACACGACCAGCTTTAGTTTGTTTTGCCTTTCTCGGCATTTTGCCTTCCTTTGTTTCTAATTAATGGGGGGCAGACTTTTCCCGGTCTGCCAGCGGGGCGAGCCTAGCCTGCTACCAATTCATTGAAAGCACGGTCGACGTCAGTCGTTTCGGTTGTGCTATACTTGGCAGTCTCGCGTGAGCGCGACTCGGCGGATCCGTCTCCGGCAAGCTGCTCGTCGAGAATAGCGTCTACCTGCTGTGAACTAAGTCTCTCAAATAGACCGTCAAAGTCAGGCATGCCATCAAGGAGGGCGGGGATGGCTTCAGTATCCTCAAGCAATGTTGAGGTGTTACGACGCATTTTCAGGCTCGTCTGGGGGTAGGCTCCAGGCTTTGTGGGCTTAGTGTAGGTAAGAGTAATATCTGTACCCTCCCCGATATCAGTGATATCGCCATATTCTGGATCCAGGATGTAGCCCAGAAGAAGTTCGTATGCGGTCTTACCATAACCGTATACCTTAATTCCCTCATCTTCTCGACCACGAATAACGACAGGGCTGAAGTATCGAGTGCGCACAAAGAGTGACTTTGCAAGCTTCTTGCTTTCCTCGTCGTTATTTTCGCTTCCTTCGCGCCACAGTTGTGATGCGAATTCGCAGATAGGACATGCTTCACTAAAGTTACGCTTGGGACACAGGACACCGCCCTTGTGATCACCTACGTTATAATGAAAGAACATTTCCTTCAACGGATCTCCGTCGTTAGTTGGAATGATCCGAATATCGGTGTCTCCCTCGTCTGGCTTGAACCAAACAGAAGTAGAATCACCCTTGTTTTCACCGCGCAAAGTTGCGAGCTTGCGGCGCATAAGCTCCATATCAATTGACATTATTCAATTTCTCCTTTTGTGAATAAAGTATATCACACTCAACTTGAAGAGTCAAGTGTTTTTTGTTCTTGTACTACGTTTGTGTGGGCAACGCAGAACCCAAAATCATTGTGGTCAGTTTCGTATATTGCATACGAAATCTTTTTATAAGCATTCCTTGGCTTTTCTTTAAGCATATCAACTAATTTCTTGTGCAGACCGCCTTCGGTCTCCATTCGTTTCTCATTTATACATATATAATAACATAGCTCTCGGGACTTGTCAAGGTCAAAAAGCCATTTTTCTTCTAAATTTTCTATGTCCAGCATGCCGACCGTTCGAATGCGATTAATGTCAGATGGTCTTGAAATTTGACCGATTTCTGGATCGGTGAATTCAAAGAAATTCAGATAGTGAACGGTGGAAAAAATCGATTGGTTGAGAGTGTCGAAGTAGGTCTTAATAGGTACCTCTCCTAAAACCTTTTCGAGATGTAGGTTCGAGATGAAGGTTATTGATTTAAACAATCCCGAGCGCGCATATTCTTGCAATACACCGAAAGTGACATTCTCTAATAACTGTGCATTCTCTGTGAGTAGATCCGTATCAGGCTTGATATAGAATAAGTCGATTTGTCGATCTTTAATCTGTTCCAAAATTCCTAAAGTATAGTTAGAGCTTTCACTAGCCCCTGTGACAAAGACTTGTACTCTGGTGTTTACTGCTGCGAAAAACTTTGCGAGGTCTGGGATGTTGTTCTCGTACTCTTCTGCGCTATTATAGCTTTTAATTTTAAATTCTTTTTTGGTGTTCTTGAAGACTTTATTGTTTAAAAGAAAAACATTGTAATTTTCAATAGACGTAAACTTTTCTGCGATGGCGCATGCAGCGTTGCCAATGCCAATGATTGAGATCATAGCTTAAGCTCCTCTAAATCGTAATAATTTTTACCGACATTTAGATTAACTAAATAATTAGCTAGTTTGTTTTCGGCAAAAAGTTTTTTAATTTCAGGTATTAGTTCTCTCTCGCCATCAGCCAAATCAATAATAATTTCATCATGGACAATATGAGAAATAAACGATTTTTTATCTTCTAAAAATTTATCAATCTCGACCGCTCTTTCCAACACTATATCGGCGGTTGTGCTTTGAATTAAATAGTTGAGCGCTTTCTTGGAGCTTACCTTTATCTTTCGGTCAAAGGGAGTCATCACATGCGTTCCATCATACCACTCCTTAAGCAATGTTTCCCGATGATAAAGAGCGAATTCGTCATCATTTGAATCATAATTATAAAGCCACGCAAAGAACCTTATTTTCGCATCTTCTCGGGTCAATTCATCTTCGATAAGATTCTTAATGTGCCACTGATGAACGTCTTCTTGCGGCTGCTCTTCGCCCGCCAACGCAATAAAGGTACGCACCTCTGCAGCATTATAGTCGAGTGATAAAAACCAATCATTACGAGGCTTTAGTAGTTTGCGAAAATCTTTTTTAAGCGTGAGGGCCGGAAAAGATTCTGACCGCGTGGTGAGCCTTCCTGTGATTGTTCCAAAGAGATTGTAGTCGATAAACCGTGGGCCCTCTAATAAGAGATTGGCCCTTGCTCGATTAATAGAAGAATAGTACAACTCTTTGCATCCTTCATTGTTCAAATTTAATTTTTGATATTTGATCTTGAACAATAATTTCTGTACGGCATCTAGATGCGCGTAATTTTGTGGCTCTTCAAAGTTTTCAAACACATGCTCTGTGATTCGGTTTTTAATCTCGCAGAATTGTTTTAAAAAGTCTTCTGGAACCAAGTCAAAGATGCAGTGATCATACATGTTAACCTTGGCTATTTTAAACGATTTTATATACGCTCTCAATCGTTTTTGAATTCGCAATAATTCAGACTCTAGGTCTGTAGGGCAGACATGGTTTAAGTCAAGGCCTTCGCAGAAAAGCCAAGCATACTTAACACCAGGATCGGTAATCGATCCACTGTATTTCCACGTCTTGTTTAAATTCTGTGGGAAGTCATCGTAATATAGCTTGCCGTCTGAATAGACGCCGATGCACTCTGATTTGTCATCAATGGTTTGGAAGATCAACTTGTTTCCGATTCGTCCGCGAGGGCCTTTATCTGTTTATTAATATAACTCAAAGAGCCGTGATAGTCAAATGTTTTATTCAAAATTTGTTCAAAAATTGTGAGAGCAGATGGGGTTCCAAGGCCTTCCTGCGCCTGCAAGCATTCTTGAATCAGTCTTTTTTGCTCTTGTTCACTAAAGTGGGATTCTTCTTCTAAAAATCTGATTTGGAAATATTTCTTTAAAAAATAGGAAGTTGGAAATTTTTTTTCTAACTCAGATAACTCATATGAATCTGACTCTAAATAATGAGTGTGAATCGTGTCATCTCTACATGTGGTAGTCTGAATAATAACCTGCCTGCGCAGCCGATTATAGATCCTCAAAAGAGTTTGAGGAAATGTCCTAAAATAATCAAAATGCACATAATTAAATTGGTTTAATAAAACCAAATCAGGAGTGCCTACCCCGTATGCTTTGCCATATTCGCGCATTATTTCAGAATCAATATCCGCTACCATTCTCCATGGAGCATTTAAGTCTATCATAAATCCATAAGAATTGCAAGCATTAACATAAAAATTAAAATTTCTACTATTAATAAAATCCTTTATTTTTTCATCGTCATTTTCATAACTTAAATCCGCTATCTCAATTGCAAAGCCGCTGCAATTAATTGGACACCAACGGCTCTTTATATATGCAGTTTTAGTTAGGGGAAAGGTTAGGGCGCCGTTTTGGATTATATTTAATAGACTCTCTACAAACCCCTCAAAGTTCATGACATCTATTTTTCTTTTTTCAAATTGAGATGCTAGTGCATTAGTGAAAACATCTAAGTATGCATCATAACGAAAATTAGGATCGAGGTACGCTTTGTGAACTTTAATCTTTGAAAGAAAAGGATCATCTCCAGAAATTTGTCCAATAGCCACACATTTTTCAAACTGTTTGGCAAAATCATTAAACACGTCTACCACAAAATTCATTGCTCTCATATCAGCGGAAGGCTCTAGTAAATATTTAGGAGCAATCTTCTTTAAAAAACCGTTCCCTTTAATTTGAATGGGTATATATTTACGTCCTACGCGTCCAAAAAGAAATTTTTCACCTATATTAAAATCTACAATATGACGAGGCTTTTTATTTTTAAGTATTGTTCGGTAAAGTGTTCTTTTATAGAACAACTCCGTGGTGCTTTCATTATTATTTTCTGCAAGTAAATCTGACATGATAGTATACCGGTTTAGTTGGGTGTGGGCGCTGGAGTGCTCACATTATCAGGAGGGGTGCTCGTGCTCGTGCCCGGAGTTTGCGGCATACCCGCCCGGGCATTCAGGCGCCTCGTTTGTGCGTAATTGGTGCACTTCGTATAATCGGAGTCTTCTCCTTCCCGAGGGCGTTCTCTGTTCTGGTCTTGTTCTGTGTGAAGTTCCGCTACCCATTTAGCATAAATTCTAGTATTAGCTTGGCCGGCTCCAAATAGGTGTTCGGACTTATAAATCATGTAGTATCCTCCAATTCCAAAATTAGTCAAATTAAAAGGATTCTCGGGATCTACACTAGTAGCAGGCGCGAACCCCTTCGGGTCTACATAAATATAACAGCCTGGAAATGTTTTTGGATTTGCAAAACAATCGATTTGGGCATCATATTGAACTCTTAACTGGTCTAAACCTCCCCATCCGTCTTGTTCGTATCGAACCTCGGCTAGTCCCTTTGAATCGGTCTTTATAAGTTTAATATTTTTAATGAGACCTCTATCTCTTCCGAGCAAATAATGAAAAATACCGGCCCCTTCATCTATAAACTTATTTCCTGTCATTAGGTCAGTGGGGGCTGTGCGTCCAGCAAAATAAACAAAATAATTTATTTCTTCTTCTACGCTCCCGCCGCCACCTGGAAATTCTCTGTCGCCGGAAATATTTAAAATTGATCCTTGAAAGGGGGACTCTGTTCCCCACTCCCACCACCACAACTGGGCACGTTTAAAGTCCGTATTCGCTGCCGACTCGGACTTTATTCTCATGGCCGCCGTTATTTCATCCTCTCCTGGTGCTTGGGGATAAGAGGTGAGCACCGATTGATTGACCATAACTTTTTGGTTTATTTTAACTTTAAAGCAGCTTTTATTATTTAAAAATTCCTTTATTAAGTGATTAAACAAGTCATTTAAAAATTTAGTTAGTGAATAGCTTGATTCCTCTTTTTGAAGCATTCTTTCTGTTAGCCATTCAATAAAATACTTTACCGCAATGGGCACGTCTCCGAAATTAACAAAGAATGCACGACTCTTATTTGCTTGATCAACGAATTCAACAGGGCCTAATAAAATTCTTAGTTTTTTAAAAGCTTCTTGCTGGTTTAAAAGCTTTTCTTTTTCAATCAACAAATCACAAGCATCAAAAACCTGATTACCCCCCACTCTTTCATTAGCCAAATCAGCTATTTTGCCCGGTAAATCTTCTAATTCTTTACCAATGTTATATAATATAGTGTCGATTAAATCACTTATATAAAAAAATCCTAAACTATAATTATCAGGGTTATCAACAAATAAGGAGCCGGCAAAAGTGGACCCTGGCACAGCAGCAGCGGCGCGCTCCGCAAAGCTTAAGCCCTCCAGAGCGTCTTCGACGGCGCTTTCTAATCTTTCATTAGCTTGTGAATCTGTTAAAGGTGTTAGATTAGAGTTGCTTGGAGTGTGGAGGGGCCCTTGTGATTGGAATTGCTGGATTTCAGTGTATGGCAAATTTAAATAATATATCTTGTTATCATCTGGGTTCATTAATGATTTAATTAAGCTTTGCAGCATTTCGCTTTTTTCGGCGGCAATTGCATCAATGTGTTCTTTTTTTAACTGTTCAATCGCATCCTCACTGCAATTGCGCTGATAATTTTCAATTTGTAGTTTTCTTCTAATTTGCTCCTCAGTTTTATCCGAATCAGAAAAAATGTTAAATCCCCGTTGATCGAAATAATCTTCAATATAAGCGAGATAATTAATTACAAAATTAACTCTTCCCATTTCATCCAAATCGAACTCATGAACAGTAGGGGTTAGATTTAAAGTTACAAACGAATTATATAAAGCATCCTTGACGGCTAAACTGACGCTGGTTCCACCCTTGGGCTCGGCCCAACCTACAACAGCTTTTAACCTAAAGTTTAATTTTGAATTTTCTTCATTCTCTTTGACACTTAAATTAAGTCGGGAGCGTAAATCAGTGCACCCTTCTTTAGCGGGGCCTCCTGTTTTAAGGGCCAAATCTGCATACTTCCAGCCGCCGCGATCTACTAACAATTCATCAAATGAGTTTGCAAATATTTTTAATCTTCCTTTGATGCTTTTTTTAATAGCAAATGGGTTGCTTCCATCATATGTAAATGAAAAGTCTTTAAGCCCCACCCCAAATCCTCTTTTCTCTTTAGTTCCTAAAGCCTCTGTGAGAAGGGCAGGCCATAGGCTCCCGGCATTAGATTCAAATTTAATTTCTTGTTGCGATTCAGTTCCGTCCTCTGCGCGATTAACCTTGAACAGTCGAATCATGGGTTGTAAGTGCGAAAGCTCGCTATTTGAAATATCGAAAAGGGGGCCCATTTTATGATCTAACGTAAGCTTATTTAAAAAGCCATAAGGGTCTCCATCAACCAGAAGCGATGCATTTGCTTCTCTTTTATCGGGATTTGTCTCGGTGGTTTTATAGGGCAAACGCTTTAAAGGAAACCCAGGCTGAGGTGCTGCAGCAGAATCGAGGTTTTCTTGCTTCCATGCAGACAGTTGTCCCACATATGACAGCAAGTAACACTGCTCTTGAAAAAGCATTCTTTCTTTATTTTCGCTATATTGTATAGCGATGGGCCGACGTGCATTTTTCAATGCGCCGAGAGCCTTAGCTAGGGCGTCTTCATTTAAATGCGGGAACTCGACAGCGTGAAGGCCTGCGCATCCGCCAGAAGTCGCTTCTAGATCGTCCCCCGTCAGGATCATTGCAACCCATGGGGCGACGGCTGCTCCAATCGCGTATGTGGTGCCTTCTCCGTACATACGGGCCACCGGATCAGCTTCAACACACCCTGGTTTAACACCACCTAGGCCCTTTACTAGTTTCTCAACGGCTGCGGCCTGCTTTCCATAAAACTCTGCCGCGGCTTCCTGTATACAGGCTGTTTGATGATCAATCATCTCCCAGAGCCGAAGGAGTTCGGGTGCTGCCGCCACAAATGCCTCAAATGCAGGACGAACTATGCTGTCTTCTATCCATGGATTTGATGGATAATCTTCCTCTAAAATTCCTGCTTTCAACCTCTCTATTGCCGTTTTGATGCCTGTAAGCGGGTGCTCGGTAAGGGTGACTGTGGTTTTGAGGTTGCCCCCTAGGAGGCGGTCTTCCGCCGTCGAGTGTTGGTACGGTGTCTCTGTTCGTTGAAGCTGCCTAGCTTTCCTTACTATGTCCAACGATGTAAGATTCATGGCGCCCATGTCTCGTTCGCGACCACCGCCGGCCTCCCCTGCAGGATTTTCAATAAATTCTTTTAGTTGCTCTACATCAAATCCTAATATAGTATTCTCGGAGGTGGCTGCCGGAGCAGCGTCGTGCCATGGGTTATACTTTGCCGCTGCATCTCGCCATTGCCAAATTTGCGTATAACGCTGCTCCCCACTGTTCATCTGGGTATTAAAGTCTTGCCTATTAGTAGTATTGGTGCCGCGGCTCTGCGCGTTGAGAATGGCGTCGTTCAGGGGTTTTGCGGCCGTATCCAGGGTGCCGCCGGGGCCGGCCAAGTGACCCAGATCCTCAAAAGCGCTGGCAACTATGGTACCACATTCCAGTATTTTCTCAAGGGCTCGTTCTGATGCCTGCCCTATTTCATTATTAACCTCCGCAATTAGCCGAGTTTCTTCGGTATTTAGACTGCGGGCCATCAGGAAACTCCTAATACTTTAAGTGCGTTTTCCAGATTAATTGGAATTTCAATTACATCTCCAGGGATAATATCTGCCTCTGTGAGGGTTCCATTATACCATGCGATTACCCACCAAAATCTTACATCATTATAATATTGATTTGCCAATTTATAGAAGCGATCTCCATACTTCCAAATATGAGTGTTTGTTACCAAAGATGCACGTTGAGCTATCGTAGGATTATGCATAACAGGTGTTTCGTATTGTCTAATGTTTTTGAGATCTCGGCCTTTTCTCAAGAAACTATAATATTCGCTTGAATTATTAAGGATGCGGTATTTTGAATATCTTCCCATTAGTGTTCTCTATAAAAATTCGCTGCCGGGTCCGCCGGATGAGCCATATTGCGCACCCGACTGGAGGTCACCGGCGGTGACGCCGCCTGTGCCCACCTCGATTCCTATGGTTTCCTCGGCGGCTTCACGGATCTGCGCTGAACTCCGCTCTTGCTTTTTAGCCTGTCGATGATCAACAAAAGCCCCGGCCGCGGCAGTGGCTCTTGCCCCTGCTGTTTGAAACTTCCCAAGCACTTTGGCCAGTCGGCCACGCGCATTTGCTTCCTGGGCTTCGGGTGTTTCGCGGAGGGTTTCGGCTTCTCTTTGTTCTGCCTGTGCGCGCGTGAAAGCTTTTGCGTTATCTCTTTCCATCTGTTCAAGCTCTTCTTCGGTTTTTCCAGCGGTCACACTAAGTCCATATGGAAAAGCATCAGTCGAAAAATGACCCATTTCATCCCACCCAAGCGCATGCTCATGAATAACAGCAAAATCAAAATTAATATCAATTAATTTAGGTAAAACGCCGCCGCCGGCGTATTCAATCACCCCATCTTGACCTTCAAGGTTGTGAACAATAGATAGATTTCGTAGAACCCCAAGAAGCCCACTAGATGCATCTGCTCCCGATGCGGCGAGACTACCGAACTCCTGACCCATGGAGACGCTGGAGGCGCCCTGGGACAAGAAATGCTTGGTGAGCGCTACTTGCTCTGGATTTTGTCTTGCTGCAAGATTCATAACCTGCAACCTTATCAAAGGAGATTGAGCTATTGTTTGAGCGTTTTGTACGTCGACATATGTAGGGTAGAGAAATTGTGTTAGTAATTCTATTTTGGTGAGATTCTCGAAAGCTTCGCCGGCGGATGCAGCGGGCACCTTAATGCCCACCGTAATTACGCGTGTGGTCTGCTTAAAAAGATAAATCGGATCAGCACGTCCATACACTTTTTCCTCGGCCCAGTCGGGGCTAAACGTTTCATTATAGGCTGTCATAAAAGCTTTAAGATAAACCTCTTTGCCGGAAGGCACATGATGAAACCCGACAACAAAGCCCTTATTTGCCATTGCGTCGGCGCCGTCAGTATAGAACATTTCGCGTTGATCCATATAATGGGTATTGGCTTTTCGCTTGCTCCCGTCTGGGCCTCCGGTAACGGTATCGCCCAAAGCGCCCTGCTCACGCGTTCCGCGTGTTCTTATCGTTTGCTGAGCTAGCTTATTTGCATTAAAGTATTTTGGATCTGTTGACATTTAAAATTGTTCTCCTATTGTCCGCCGCCGCCCTGCAGAAAATTGAGGGCGCCTTGGTTGTTTACATCCGCCACAAACAGTCGGCCAGCAGTTTCAGAAAATTCGATGTTAACATCTACCTTTTGGTTGGTAACACCTTCCCGGGCGCCAACTACGGCGCCCCCTACTACGGCGCCCGCCATCGCAGCCGGCAACACTGTCGCTGCAGCTACAGAAACGCTAGCCAGGGCCGCTATTTTAAGACCGCTAATTTCATTAATCGAATCTTTTATTTGCGCAAAGGCGGCCACTCCGCGATCAAGCTTCTCCCCTGTAACGTTCCCAAACGAATCGAAGATTTCCTGCATGTTTCCCATTTCGTCCTTGTCTTTCTTAAAGGCGCCCATAAGAAGTCCAATGCCTCCTGCTGCGACACCAAGACCAGCCAGTGCGCCGGCGCCGGCCAGGACCGCTGGGTTACTGCCCATTAGTGCCATGGCACCAGCCAAAATCCCAATTGATACGGCGACTGCCGCGAAGCCTTTTGCAATGTCTCCGAAAGCCAGTCCTTGTAGTTCTTTAAAGGATGAAATAAGAAACCCGATTCCTGCCGCAGCCACGCCGATGCCGACGCCAATTCCTAAGACACCGAGAGCGAATGTGCCTAATCCCGTGGCACCAGCAGCACCGGCGGCGCCGGCGGCTCTCTCGCTGACTGCTAACGATCCTAGCTTTGCGATGGTCAACATAAGCCCTTTGCCCAAAAGGGGAAGAACCCCAGTAGCGGTCGCGACCCACATAAGAGCAATTATTTCCCAATGCTCTGCAACAAACTGAATCATGCCTCCGAGTGTCTTTAAACCTTCTATTATTTCCTGCGCAGTCGGCATCATCTCTTCGATACTATCTTTGAAATCGCTAATGGCCCCCTTGTTACCCAAGAAAGCGGTAAGCATCTCGTCTAAACTATCAATTAAGGGCATAAAAATAGGAATCATTTTCATTAAGACGGCCGTGAGCTTTTCTTTAATAGTGGAAACTTCTCGCGCTCTGTTTGCCATTTCTTCGTAATCTTGGGCTGTTTTTCCAATCTCGCCGCCTAGGCCTTCCATATCTCCACGCATTACTGCTGCCAAATCCCCTACACTTTCGAGGCCCGCGGCATCGGCAAAGAACTTTCTTTGATAATAAGACATAGTGTCAAACGACAATCCGGCATCTAAAATGGAATCTCGAATCATTCCAAATCTTGCGGCCGGATCTGTTTCCATTAAGAGATCCATGGCGTTTACAGCATTTGTACCAAGAGCAGCATTTAGTTTTCCGGCTTGTTCTGCAGCACCTTCAAAGGTATCAAATTTATCAGTCATATTTAATAGCTTTTGCATTTCTATGCCGGTGATCTTTGAAACTCTCGCCAAGTCTTTAAATGCGCGAGTACCGTTCTGCCCTAACTTTGCTAATGAGCCTGCCATCGTTCCATATTGTTCAATTAGCTGTGTTGGTGCCACACCAAGTTCTCTAGCATAGCCTTCCAGTTCAATTACTGCTTTGCCAGCAGCAGCGCCGCCTAGGTTCAATGCGACTGCCGCGGATTGCATTGCTTTTACCGAAGTTTCTGCGGATACACCAAGGTTATTAAGAACGGACACTGTGTCGGCAAGCTGATCCTGCGCGCTCTCGCTGATCATTGTAAAATCAGTCATGGTCATACGCAGCGCGGTCCACGCTTGCTGATTTTGTTCAATAGTAACGGTGTTCCCGCGCATGCGCTCATACCCTTCTGTCATTCTGCGCGTAAAATCGTCTGAAGCACCGGTTGCACGTTGGAATGCGGTTTCAGTTTCGTTCATCTTGATCATTAAACTGATGAGCGTATCAATAAATCCTGTGATGCCGGCCTGGATCCCTTTTCGGAATAACTGACCTATAGAAGTGGTGCCCCCGCGGAGCGCTTCGGTCCACTTTATCATATTTGCTACATTAAAGGTTTTGCTTCTTTCATAAACCGCAATCGTATCACCAAACGAGTTACCTAATTCTTGAGCAGACTTAACGGAGTCAGCTAGGCTCACGCTATATTTGTTTTGTCGGTCAACGAGTAGTTCTTGTCGAACAATGTCTTCCTCTAGAGCTTTTGCACGATCAATCTGCGCCTGTCGTTGCTGCGTATTGAGTGTCATGTCGTTTTGAACACGCCATTCTGCAACCGCTAGTTGATCTTTCATCACCAGGAGGGTTTGGTCCGCAACAAGTTGTTGATTTTCGAATGTTTGGTCTAACTGCTTGTAAACATCTCGTAAAGCTTCGGCTGCTTGCACGCGCTGTCGCAGCACAATACCCTCTTTTTCTAACTGTGCTAATCGCTGATTTAGAAGCCTGAGTTCGCGGTCCAGGGTCGCTGTGTCGTTGTCCCCTGCTTCGCGAATCTCTCGTTCGAGGCGCTTCCTTCTTTCAAGCCCTGAATTATATTCGTCGAGTTCTCTTCTATCATCACCGATTGACACTGTATTAAAGCCCCTATATGAATCTTAGGTTTACAACGGTAAATAGTTGGAGGCAAAAAAAGACGGGGCTAAGAGCCCCGTTTGTTTTTCATACCTGGATGTTGTGGTACAGACGGCTGATTTTGCGAAGTTAGTGTCTGTGTGCGGGAGGTGCCTTTTTGCGCAGCTTCAATGGCGTTTTTTTCTGCTTCAAGCTGTTGCATCAACCTGTCAACAAACCATGAGCGCAAACCAACCGGCAAATTATAAGCTTCTGAGAATGACCAGCCACCAGAATATTTTAGAAAGAAGAACTGTTCGTAAACGCTCTCCATATACCTATCGGTCAGGCCAAAAAAAGTCCGCGTTAAGCGGCACCTCCATTTCCTGTTCGTGGCCGCACTCCTCACACGCATAAGTTTGCGTTAAATTTATATTAGGGGCTGCGGCGCGATAACAAGCTCTTAAGTGCCGGGAATCCATCGAAGGCATGTTGTCAATAAAATATTGCAGTGTTTCTCGGGAATCATCCCCATTAACTGCAACAAGTATATTTGACAATTGTGTTGTGATTGTTTTTTCCAAAGCCTTGTTCCTAGTGGCCTTGTTATTGAGGAGTCTTTTTTCATCGCCTCCTACCAATAATCTAAATGTTACATTTGTTTGTAACCTAGGGAGCACGGCATCAAACGTTCCGTCACCATTGTCTCGAACATCAAGAACATTAATGTCTTCTCCTCGATAAATGGTACTATCATTCAAATCAAAACTATATTCTTCAGTAACGGCGCATGCTGGGCACGTTACTCTTGTATTGTATTCGTTTCCATAACCAGACACACGAGTTGCTATAATTAATGCGTTCTTGTCTCCGATTAGCATCGTGTCAGTATTGATTGTCTTGTCGACAATCAAACTTTGAACTACGCGATCTAGCGCAATACCTTTTTTAAGAAGAGTTCTCGATGTGAGCATATCCTCTTCTTTCGCTGTCATCTGCTTAATCTCGATACTTTCTTGATTATGCAGAGGATGACCTTCTGGATAAAACCTACCCTGAGAAGGCAAATCTACAAACTCAGTGGGAACAACAAATGAAAATCCAGAATTCTCTTGTTGTTGTAATACTTGTGGAGGGGGATTGGTATCTTCAGGTTTTTGTGTTAAGTCCCCTACACGTCCTTTATTTCTCGACAATGTACACCTCTATTTATTAAACATTAAAGAAAGAGTTGCCGCCACCTGCGACTGCCTTGGAAGGATGGGTGGTCTCTACGCGTGCCCAGTCATACTTCAAGGTAAGAGTCATTTCAGTTAAATCGTCTTCGCCATATCCGAGATCGCCATACTTAACTTCAGTAATGAAAGCGTTCCAGAGCGTCCAAGTTTCCAGCGGATTTCCATCGTGGTCAATTTGTGTGATAATAACGGAACCGAGGGCGCCCGCGGACTTAGCCTTTGACATGGTTGTTAAAGTGTTCTGATCAGTAGGTGGAGTATAGCCTGATTGAACCACAATGTCAGAAAGCGTTGCTGTCATGTCTGGTTCAACCGGATCTACAAGCGTCATCGAAACATCTTGCCAAGTAACAGAACCCGGATAATAAAACGTGTGGTTTAAATACTTGTGTTCTGCTGCTGCAATTTGAAACGCAGGCTTTGCAACGGTCTTCGCCCACCATATGGTAGCTCCAGGAGCATCGATCCCCTGAATTTCCACCGTAAATCTAAATTTTCTCTTGGGATCGTGAAGAGTGGGCTCTTCTCCGAAATTGGTTGACCAGAATGGCATAATTTAATTACTCCTCTTTCTTCTACAATTAAATAGTGGGTGGGAGAAAAAGCTCCCACATCTTTTAGTCATCGAATGATGCCCCCGTAGAAGCAATCACAAAGTCAATTGCGATATATTCGATTGCTCGGGCAGGCTTAATCATAATCTTGGCATACATGATGTTCTGGTCGATAAGGTCTGGAGTCGTTGTGGACTCATCCAAAATCAATCGGTAATCAGTGATACCAAAGTTAGTCTTAACGTTCGCAAGGAACGGCTCTACCAAAGACTTAAATCTGTTCCACGTCGCTTGCACGTTTTGTTCAAACAAGATTTGAGTGGACAGAATAGAAATTTGCTTCTTAAGGTAAATCACCAGTCTGCGAACATTAATTCTGTCAAGAGCGGATTGACCGTCTTGGAGAGTCTTCTGTCCGAAGACCACGATTCCTGTGTTGGGGAACGAAGCAATCGGGTTGATTCTTGCGTCATAGAGAGTGTCTCTATTCTTGGAGGTTAATCTTTCCGTCACGGCTGTAACTGGGATTCCGGCAGCACCTTCGGTAAGACCGCCGCGGTTAAAGCCAGCGGGGGCAAACCACAAGTCTGTCTTGGCCTGTGAACTGGCGAGAACGCCCATCATAGCCACAGAAGGCGGTACCCACAAGAGAATACCGGTTCCTTCATCTCGGGTTTGGACCCAAGGATAGAAAGTACAACCATAGCTGGAGTTAATCCTTCTATCGCGCAAGTTGTTAGAAGCCTGGATGGGCGTCGTGCGCAGTCGGTCAGACTTATCGGAATAATATGCCTCGGAAGCCGGGACATACACATCCTTCAAGTCAATTACTGCTAACGTGTCTGCGCGTTCTGCTGCCACATTAATCATGTGACCGGTTAAGTCGTCGTTTGTCAATCCAGGGACTGCCATCAGATTCATATCCAGATACTCGGGATCGGCCACTGTATCAATAGCTCTCTTGTATGTGTAATAAATTGAGCTATTTCTCTCGGTGGAGCTTCCAACAGTCATTCCGGCATTGTATAGCGGATCGGGAAGGTTAATATTAAGCCCATCAAATCCGCCCCACAAAGGTGCCGTGAAGCGATTGTAGCCCTGGTCAAGCAAGTCTGCATAGGATGCGCTTGTTACACTGTTCTCAGCTTTACGAGAGCCAGACTCATACGTATAGATATTTAAGGCGTCTTTCTTGATGTCGTCCAAAGTAAAGACATATCCCCATCCATCGCATCCCTTAAGGGCAGTAGCGCGGATGGCACCTAAAGTGGGGTCAGACGGGAAGTCTGCAAAGAGCAGCCTATGTGCGTCTGCGGTACTAGCGTCAAAGCGTGTGCTTGTAGCATCGCGCGATGTTTGATATCCAAAATACGCATTTGTTGGGTCAGACATGCCACCATCGGATGCGGAAGACCGCAAGCGATCCGTGGGGAAAATCAAGGATGCAGAAATCTGGCCAATATTACTTGAACCAGTCACTAAGGGCGCACCCGTTTGGCCTACTCCCATATTTCCTGCAAGACTTACTACTGTTCCTGTCATTGCGTATACGGACATATAAACTGATTTGTTGTTCCATACAGCAGACGAGACGAGACCGCCGGTGCCATCATATGGACCACCTGTAGCACTAGAGCTAGCGCGTGTTGCATCTGAAGCCCCAATGTTAAGGATATCGGACCATTTTGGTGGACCATAGTATCCAAAGGGCAGATAGAGCGGGTCGGTTGCGCCTGCTTCTACGTCAGAGTTCATTTCAACGTAAACAAACTTAGAGTTGTTGGCATATTCGCCGTAGCGACGTAATCTCTTCTGTGTAGTATCCCACTTGAGATACTGATCTCCAATCTTTCGTGCAACGAAGTTGGGAGAAGTCGGGTCAAGATTACAGTTGTCGAATCTCTCCATTACTTGAACATCGTTATCAGAATCGCTGATTGAGCGCAGGACTACGGAGAATGTTCCATAATCGTAACCTGCGGCTGTTGAGGTTCTAATGTCTTGAATGGACACCTTAATATTCTTGTGTAACCATTCACCATGGCCGCGGCCCTTTAACCTAAAGAGCTTTTGCATACTTTCAGGATTAAAGCTTGCCGCTGCTCCAAGATCTTGAGCAACAAACCAGCCGGCAACTGCCTCTCTAGAGGGCTGATTCTTTACGTTCTGGGGGCCTGTTCCTGCGGTGCCACTTAGGGCAAGCGGCAGGATGGCGCCGACCAATGCGGCAGTCGTAAGATTTGTTCCACTACCGGTTAACGCATTAGCTGCGGGGTTGCCGCATCTTAATTGCTCTTCGAAAGTTTCTCCAAGCCAATAAACTTTTCTGGCCGGGGCCGGATATAAAGTTCCACCGGTGCTGGTGAGTTGCGGATTTGTATTAAAACGCTTGCGGATAAAAGTTTCCTTGGTATCGTCAAATCCAAACTTAATTTTTTCGCCACTTCCGGTTCCGGAAATTACAACTGTGAATAGTTTGTTAGAATCTGCTTCCACCAACAGTCCAACACCACCACTAACCGGGTTGGTGTTTCCATCGGCTCCCATTCCAGCGTGCGTGTTAAAAACAGTTCCACTCAACTGAATGTCTGCTCCGGAGGACTCATCTAAATACCAAATTGCAGCTAAGGAGCCAGTACCTGCGTTTGCTCCGCCTGCCGCGGTTCCATCTGTAGAAGCGCTTGGAAAAACAAAGAGGCCGTAGGCGCCGCCATTGCTGGCCTGCGCGACGGCGGGATTATTTTGAGTTGCCCAGCCGGCTTGTCCAGCGGTTGTCGGGTTGGAATCCTGTTGCCCTAGGAGACGCACGTATGTAAGAGGAGCTACATTAGATCGTAAAAAGGCCTTCGCGGCATACGTTCCATACATGGGCGATTGGTAATTACCATCTCGGTAAACATCACCACCACCATTACCAGGGACCGTATCTCCAAACATCTCTACGAAATGTGAATAAGACTGTACCTTTACCGGCTGCATTGCGAGCCCTCTGCGGGCCCGGCCCATTACTACTGGACCAATCTCTTCAGCAGATTTGGGAATAAATGAATTATCAATTTCATTTATAAAAACACCGGGAGATACAAATTTAAATCTTTTTACTGACATATTGTTTTTTCCTCTTTAACGTCTTTGAGTCGAAATGTACTCTATTGCAATCATTAATTAAATAGTATTTCTAAACTCAAAAAGCTCCTGAACATACAATAAAAATGGAGGTTGAGTTCAGGAACTCTTTCCAAAGAGGTTAGTGTTGCCTGCAGGCACCGGTCCTTCGTTGGGAAATGTGATTTCTACGGTGTTTTCATCAATTCTAACGATAGGCCTGTCATCGCTTACGCCTTCTCCGATCAAATACCCCAAAACATTGATGGTAATTTCGCTTGTAAACATACGCATGTCTTCAGCTAAATTATTAATGTTATTGCTGTGTGTAAAACCTTGATCGATGAATGCTTCATATAAATGGCCATTTCTCTTCATCACAAAGGAGTTAATTTGTCCTGTGCGTACCATAAAAGGAGCCATCATGTCGTTCATTTGTTGCTGGTATTCGGCTTTAAGCATAATCTTATAAGTGACCTGAACATATACCGGAATGGGTATTGATAAAGTTTGAATTACGATTTTTTTGTTTATTCTCGGAAAGTTTCGCTGACGTGCGGCATCTGTATTTGTGCGAGTGCCCGCAGCAACGGCAAAATTCCTTGTTTTATCTTGGACGATTCTTTTTGCTAAAATATAACGTCCCGCTCTTCCGTTTTTGTTTTTTGAATAAAGGTTGGCCTGAAAAGAGCCTTTGCGGGCCGGATCTTTGGTGATGTTGGTTCTTTCGAGACTTACCAAGGGAAGCTTTAATGCGCCCGCATCGTCTCTTAGCGATTTTTCATTTTTAATCTGAAAAGAGCGCTCTGGGGCCTGCCATAGAACCGGCGGCTTTAAAAATCCTTCATTGGTGGTTGTGCTTAACTGGAGATCTTCTTGGATCCATGACATCATAGCATAATCAATCGTTTCGATTGTAGATTCCAGCATTCCTATTTCTTTGAGAGAAAAGGTTGAACTGGACCCGGTGGGCAACATTGCAAAAGTAAAATTATCAGGTAGCATCGAATAACCCCTTTCTGGCTCTCTTGCAAACAGCAGAGATTTCAAAACTGTGGTCAACTTGTCCGAAAAGCTTGGTTGGTTCGGACAGTTTTACTATTTCATAAAAGAAATCACCATATAATACAAAATCACCCTCTCGGACCTCTAAATTTTGATCTTCGGTAAGTCTTCTGCGGTGGAAGTGCACAGAAATCTCCCAGGACTTGTCTAATCCTGCGCTTTCCATGTATTCGGTCACATAGTCGGTAAATTCAACCAGCGCATACACGCGCACAGGGGGCAAATAGGTCTTTTCTACTGCCTCTCCATATAAGGGGTGAAAATTGGTAGCTTCTAAGTCAATGGGATAATATAAAATCTGCTGGCCAATGACTTTTTCAATTAATTCATCATTAACTTGCTTTACAAGGTCTCTTTCCTTTTTTCCGAGAAACAAAGGAGGCGGTGGCGCATCTGGTCTTTTCCATTTGTTGTCTGCCATCGGTTATTATCCTACAAAAATTGGAAGAGGAGAGTTCTTAAATGTAGTCGCGGTTGCCTCGGCTCTTTCGCTATCCATCTTAATAAGCTCTGTGTATTCCACCTCTTTAAGCATTTCTTTCAGCTTTTCTTTGAGATCTGCCTGTTCTTCCTTGGCTTGTGACAGTAACTCTGCATGGTTCAAAGTAACACTTTCGCCAGGAATGGGCATTGTGGTGAATTTTCCTCTGATTTGTCCCAACATCTCTTTGCAGAGAGCGAGAGAGTATTTTCTAATCCACTGTTTACCCATTGAATTGATGTATTTATAAGGAAGGTTATCAAAGGGGACTGTATTCAAGTTATTGATCCCGTCTATGCTTCCAGTATAATTTGATGTAGGCTCCCAAGCGTTGCCTTGAACATAAAACTTGAGCCAAATGCGATCCAGGTCGCCTAGACCCCAATAACTGGGAGTAGGATAAAGTCGCAATTGATTATCAATCAATTCATAAGAATAATGAGAAGTTCTGGTATAAATCGAGTCTTCATACATAATGGCCTGCATTTTGTTTTGCCATGTCGGAATTATCTCAAATGTTGAATCATCGGCAAATTGACCATAGGTCGAGTAGTTGCCAACGACACCTACCCCTCCGTAGTACCCATAGAAGCGCCACATTGCCCTAGGAGACCTGTAAAAAACTTGGGTGACATAAATGCGCTTATCTTTAACCTTCCCGGCGTAGCGGACAGGACTGCCCGCATCGTCGACACCCGAATCAGACGCGCTAGCGATAATTGCCTGCACGTCGTAGTCTTGCTGATCTATTTTTGGCGCAAAGGAGGCCGAATATTGAGCAATACTGCCTCCAAAGCCCGCGATTGCAGAAAGGCCGTCTCCTACCTTCTTGGCATAAGAAATCTGAAAGCGCGGGTTCTTTACATTAACGTTATCCGGGCCCGATGTTCGGTCGCCCTTATGATCGAAGGTGCCAGTCGCATCTCCGAGCACGCTTGAAAGGATATTCTTGCCTTGATGAAGATTGACAATATAAGAATATTCTAAAACAGCCTCTTCATACGACGCATAGACGTTATTGGCTGTTAATTCAATGTCTACAACATCGCCACCCAATTTTTTGTAAACGAAGGCTACTTGTAAAGAAGCACCACTCAAAAAATCGGCAGATCCGGTATATGCGCCAAATGGCACCCCTCCGGATACATGTGATACAGTGCCAGTGGCTGGTAAGACAATTGTACTGGTTTCTGATATTGGACTTAAGTTGGTTGGCATTAATGAGATCTCCCGCTACACTAAGTAGTGATCTTCACCACAAAATTCCAATGATAAAATGCCTTCTTTATGAAGCTGTCGTACTTTGACGAGTTTGTTTCGTCTTCTTGGTTGTTGTTTTCTTCTTTTTGGTAGTCCGAGATTTAGAAGTTTTTGTTTCCGTAGCAGTTGTTGCTGCGGAAGTTTTTGTTTCTGCCGTAGTCTCAATAGCTGGTTCCGGCAACGTATCCGGTGTATCGGGCGTCTCTGTCTTCATAATCGGATGAGTGCCAAACTTCTTGGTAAACTTTCCGGGTGATGTGTTTATTCTTCTTTTCTTTCCCATGGAAAACTCCTTGTTATATAATAACTAGTATAATTTATATAAAACGAAAATCTCAAAAATTTGCCGGCGAAAAAATGTGGGAGATCGTCATTTCTAAAAAAAACCTCACTCCGCAGGGAGTGAGGCTTAAAAGACAAAAGCAGTCTTTTACTTCTTGTTTAAGAAGCTGCTGACGTTGCGAACAGTGTATCTGTCACATCAATAACGACGCCCGTACAGTGCATGTAAGTGCCATCGGACACGAAGTCAAACCTTTCACCACTAGTCGAGCTAGTGCTGCAATTAATGAAATCGTGTGTCGTGCCGTCAGCAACATCGGCGCCGCCGCCGTCACCACCGATAATCAGGCCGGTGAAAAACTCACCACTCGCCGTTCCAATGTTTACAATTTGGTCCATTGTTCCGCCGTCATCCTCGTTAATAATAATGGTGCAAGTCCAACCCCCGCCGACATCGGCCGCAGCAGGCAACTGAATTAAAGTTGTTGCAGCCGGGTTGACCTGAATAAATGCTCCACTATCTGCGGCTGTAACGGTATAGTCGGCGGTCTTAAGCAAAAACCGGGCTTTCTGCCCTGTCAGCGTTGCGCCCCCCATCGTCAACTCTCTCTTCAAGTTCTCAATCAATGCTTGGGTTCTCGCCAAGCCTACTCTTTTAGTTCCCATTTTTATAACCCTCCATTTATAATCATGTCATTAAACATGGGATGAATCTCTTGATTCGTAGGTAAGTAGTCTTAGCATAAAAGAAAGCCCCCATCTTTCGATGAGGGCTTAGCTTTTTGTTGCTCTATCTAATTTACTAATTAGCCAGTAGAGCCAGACTCACCTTCGAGTCCGCGCACGACAACAAGGCCGTACATATCGGGACGCACCATTTGCTTGGCGTACCGAGTCATCACGCCCTTGCGGGGCACGAAGTCTTCGGGGCCAAAGATGGTGGGTGTAGTCTGCAGTGGCACGTAAGGTGCGTACACATATCCACTTTCGAGGAAAGAGGATCCGCGACGACCAACCAGGACCACGTTTCGCAGGAAGTATGGGTCAACAATGACATCAAACTTCTTAGAAAGTTGTCCGGTCTTGACGGCACCAACAGAACCAGTGTCAGAGTCTGCCGTAACAGACGCACGGAATCCAGCCGTAAACTCAAGGATGTTCGCAACTTCAGGTCCAACGACGATGAAATTAGCGCCACCACGCAGAGTCTTGCGGTGAATCTGTGCCGACACATCATTGATGGTTTCGACAAGAGTCTCATACCACTCGCTTACCGTACCGGTGAAGTCGGGAGCAGCCGAAGATGCACCAACCTCAACACCAGTTGTACGGTCCACGAAGAGACCTGGAGCACGCGACCAGTAGTACGTACCAGCGGTTGCACCGTTAACGAGGTCCGCAAGGATCTCACGGTCAATCTCAAGAGCAACTTGCTCAGAGAGAATGCTGGTCAGTTCCACTTCAGCGTCAAGGTTGTGGTAGGCGTTAAGATCTTGTCCTAACTCCGGGGTCCACTTGGCCTTGAGCTTCTTGGTCTGCGCTGTGACAGCCACGGAATCGACTTTGATGTCAATCTCGGGAATGTCAGCGTTGCCTTCCAGTCCCCATGCGGTAGCTCCAATAACGGAACCAAGGGAACCGCCAACATTGAAGTTATCACGAAGAGGATGACCGACAGTGAGTGTGGCGCTTTCGGCTACGGCCCCTACATTTGCAGAGAGAGCAGTAACGACAAAGCGAATACTCTTGACAGATTGAGCAGACTCCGTAGCACTTACGAGGTGTGTCAAACGTCGGACGAGACGCATAATAGTTGCATCTCCAGTACCTGCGCCATTGCTCAAAGCACCACTAAGGTTTGCTTGAGTAATGTTGAAAGCACCAAGGTTCTCGAAATCGGTTGTATCCGCTGTAAATGCAGACTTAGCCACATCGACAATAACAACCTTGTAACCACTACCCGAGAGAGCAATGATGTCCGGATCGTACAGAATACGCTTCCGGTTGGCTTCGAGACCACTACCTTCAAGGTTGTTCGCACCGTTGATATCAAACTGATCCTTAAGAGCATAGTTTGATGTAGCAACATCAGTAGAACCACTAGGAGATGCATACGCATAACCACGGGCGCCCACTGTGCGCGGACCTGAAAGGTCAGAACCAGAGGCGTCAACTAAGCTCACACCACCAGTTACCTGTGCACCAACTCGATCTGTACCGTAAATCGACTTGTTAACTAAGTTACCAAATCGCTCGGTCTGAGTTGTGCGTCCACCAAGATCAGGCGAGAACACGAAATCCAGGAAGAAGATAAGTCCCGAGGGGAGACTCATCGGCTGAACGCTAACGAGATCGTTTGCGATCAGGCCCGCAAAAACACGACGGACAATGGGGAATGCGACGGCTGCGAAACCTTCAACATCACCCGCTTGCATGGACGAACTTTCACGGAGAAGCTCCTTTGCTTGATTTTCAAGCAGACGAGCCATAGAACTGCGCTTGCGATCACTGTCAATGCCTTCCAGCAATCCAGTGCGCTCCCACTTCTCTAATAATGCATGCCCTTCAGCACGCATGTCTCGGTTAACAACGCCTTCTGTTAACCTATCAATAATACCAGCCATTTTTAAAATACCTCCTATGTTAATGTATTCGTATTAATTTTACTTAATACCTGCTAGTCTTTTCATCCTATCCGCAATGGGATCGAATGATGTGCTTTCCTTGCGGGAAGCACGAATAACAGAAGTACCACGACGACCAATTGCTTCACTCAACGATTGGGGGCCAGCCTTAGTGGCTGCCGGCGTTGCGTTTTCGAGCGTATGGTATATTGTTTTCGCCTCTGTTACTGAACCAGCTTTTGAAATAGCGTCGGCAATTTTTGACTTTTGCCGCTCATTTAGGGAGGTATTTCTCAAAACACGGTTCGTGTAAAGCAAGCGAGCATTCGAAAGATTTACTTCATGTAAGTTCTCTCTTAGCTCTTCAGTTGCTTGCTTGTATTGTTCAAGTGATTCCTTGAGTTGTTTATTTTCAAAAACCAACTCTTCAGAAGCCTTCTTCAAATCTTTCATATGTTTTTCTACTTCGGTGCTACGACGATGCGCAATCGCTTTCTGTAGCTGCCAATTAATATCTTCGGATGTGCGTCCAGCCCAGCCTTGAAGCCGGGGGCCCATGTCAACCACAAGGCGCTCCGCAATCTCATCAATCAAATCATCGGGAAGGTCTACGTCTTCGTTTGTGGGCGCAGTCGAGCTTGCAAATGTACCAGGATCCTCGGGTTCTGTCTCCCTTTCTCCTTCCTCTTCTTCCTCTCCTTCTACGGCGCTCGCTTCTACGGCTGCACTTCCTTGAAGGGCGGCGCCGCTGTCACCGCCGGTGTCTTCGGCTAACATTGCTGCGAGTTCTTCTTCATTAAGGTTGAACTCTTGCTCATCTTGAAGCTGTTGTACTGCTTCGTGGAGAGCATCCAGATCAACATTAATCTCAACGTCCTCGCCACTCTTGGGAAGGTGGCCTAAGTTTTCGCCCTCTTCTTCCGATAATCCGTCTGTAGCTGCAAGAGGTACACCGTCTACGATCTCCTCTGCTTCGCCTCCCTCTTCGGCACCAAGCATCGGATCAGCCATCGGGTCTGCCATGGGGTCTGCCATGGGGTCTAAGCCGCCGGCCAAAGGATCCGCTGCACCTGCGGCCGGATCAGCACCTAACTCGTCCTGCTCAATCAACTGTTCCAGAGTATTTCTAACCTCTTCCGAATACTTATCCAACACAGCCGTCTCGGCATTTTTTAAAGCTGCTTCACGTAATGCTTTGGCATCTACGATAGCTTCACTTAACAAAGTAGACATTAATATGCTCCTAAAATTACATTAATTCAAAATAAATAGTATTCTTGATCATAAAAAGACTATTATTATAACGATTCTGCAAAAACGGGCGTCCTTTCGGACGCCCGTTAGTAATAGTCAAGCTAAAAACAAATAATTATACAATCTTCCAAGCGTTAGAGCCTGCGAAAATGAATGTAATGGCGCCTTGAGACGACTCAATAATCATTTCGTTTAATCCATCAATCGTATGCGATGCAGAAGTTTCAACTGTAATTCTATTGCTTACACTAGCTCCTGTACCCGCTTTAAGATACACTACATCCCCTGTGCTAGGACTGCCCGGCAAGCTAACTTGAATAGCTCCAGTTAATGCAGCCGTATAGTTTAATCCAGCATCAAGTGTTGTCTGATCTGCTTTGCTCGCAACATCTACGCTAGATGCTTGTGCATCAGCCGAAAGAACACCACCAGCAGCCGAGAGGCGCGCTCCGGCTATGGCATCTACTAAGTCTACAATGCTTTCTTTCTTAGAATCACTGCCTGCATCAGCGTCAATAATAGCAATACTGTCGGCAGCAACATCTACAGTAGCAGCCCCTAGTCCATTAAGATCCAATTGTAATGAAATGCTGTTTTCTGAAGCAAGACCTGTACCACCTAATTGCGTGCAAAGAGCGGCCTGTGTGCCCACGTAGAATTTACCCGGGTCAGGCGCGGCTCCGTTAATCATAACGAATCCATCTTCATGGAAAGCCGAAGCGCTCGTTGCTAACCCAGTAAAGGTTAATGAATCTCCGACAAAGCCAGAACCACTAATGGTTGTACCAGCATCGATTGTAGTCGAAGCTACAATTGAACCGGTAACGTTTACATTGGCAAGACCATAAAGATCTTTAGCAGAACTGATAAGCTCTGAACCACCAACTTTAAGAGTGTTTCCTTGAATAGTCGCACCCGACATAATAGTAGTTGCTGTAACAGTCGTAGAAGCTAGAATTGTACCTGTGACATTAACGTTGGCGAGATTGTACAGATCTTTATTAGAACTGATCATCTCCGCACCGCCAAGATGCAGCGAGTTTCCTCGAACAGTTGCACCAGATACAGTAGTAGTTGCTCGTACCGTAGTAGAAGCTAAGATAGAACCCGTTGCGTTAATGTTGGCAACTTTATGAATGTCCCTCCCAGCACTAATAACCTCGGTGGTGTCTACCGTATACGATTCACCAGCAATACCTCCATCTGCAGTAATAGCACCTGCAGCGCTGATGGTTACACCAGAGCCCCCAGAGCCACCCCCAACAGATAAGGCGCCGTCAAACGAACCAGACGAACCTAAGACGCCATGAGAGGCAGACACCTGTCTACCGCTCAGATTTTGTTCATATGTTGTAGCACCACTTAGGGTGGTTACTCCATATTGAAATTTATAAGCCATATTATAATACCCTCCAAAAAATTATGACAAAGTTGAAAAAAGTCCCCACTAATTTCATAAACAAGATAAGATAAACCTATCCCGTTCTCTTATAAATAGCTCTTAAGACCCAAATAAGAAGCTATACAATGAAGAATTTAGTCGACCCATCGCAATAAATGGTGATTGATGCATAAGACGACTCTAAAACAGCACTTGTTTGTCCGTCAATTGTATTCGATCCATCACTTCCTGTGACGGTAATGTTGTTAGTTCCAGCAGATCCGTTCTCATCTTTAACTATAAACATCTGGCCCGCTGTGAGTGAACTTGCGGCCGGCAACGTCAAAACTACGGCCTCTCCTGAACTGTCCACACCAATGAGATAATCTGAATTGGTTACAGTATAATCATCGTCCTTAGTCGCTCTCTTGACAATTATACCACCAGTTATGGTGAGCTTCGTACCGTCAAATTTAAGGTTTCCTTCAGCTTTAACCGTTGATCCATCAACCGATGTTAGTATTCTATTGTTGCCAGCATTCTGGTATGACGTAATGGCGCCGGCGGCGGAGGATGTAAGCACAAGCTTGCCAGAAGTATTAAGTCCGACATAGCTACCGGTCCCAGCGAGCGATCCACTTGAAGCGCCAATGTATACACCGCCGGTAACATTAAGGTTGGTGACATTGTGAATATCTTTGGCCGGCGTGATCAGTTCGGAACCGCCAATGCTAAGACTATTTGCTTGAGCCGTCGCACCTGACATGGTAGTGGTAGCTCTAACGGTAGTAGAGGCTAAAATAGAACCCGTCGCATTAATATTTGCAACATTATAGAGATCCTTCGCAGAGCTTACTATTTCAGAACCTCCGACCTTAAGGCTATTTACTTGACCGGTCGCGCCTGACATGATGGTCGTTGCTCTTACGGTAGTAGAGGCAAGAATTGAGCCCGTCGCACTGATGTTTGCAACATTATGAAGATCGCGCGCTGAACTTACTATTTCAGAGCCGCCGACGCTAAGGCTGTTAACTTGACTAGTCGCTCCGGATACTGTTGTTGTTGCCCTTACAGTGGTGGAGGCCAGAATAGAGCCGGTTGCGTTGATGTTTCCTACATTATGTACATTCTTCTCAGAACTAATAACTTCGGATCCGCCCACCTTTAAGACGTTTGCTTGCGCAGTAGCACCAGAGATTGTTGAGGTGGCCACAACAGTGTTGGTGGCACTAAGTGTTGTTCCATCGAACGTTAGATTAGCCTCAGAATTAACCGTGCTAGAATCAACAGACGTTATAACTCTATTATCGGCTGGATTTGTATAAGAAGTGATCGCTGCAGAGGTGCCCGTCGAAGATGTTAGCACTATTCTGCCTGATGTATTCAAGCCTAGATAGCTACCGGTTCCTGCGAGGGAGCCGCTAGTGGCGCCCATGTATATGCCACCCGTAACATTAAGGTTGGTGACATTGTGGATATCTTTTGCGGGAGTAATAATCTCAGTACCACCAATGTTTAAGAGATTAGCTTTTGCAGTTGCGCCAGAAACTATAGTGGTAGCTCTTACAGTAGTGGAGGCTA